ATGGGTCAAGGCTCAACCCGCGGGCCAGCGGGTAAGTGATCTGGTTAGGTTCGTGGTGGAGAACTACCGCGACGAGGTGGCCAGCGCGCTGGCCGAGAGGGTGGACGTCTGATGGTCTACGACAAGAAGAAATCCGGAGATCCGGACTACGACGACAAGGTGCCAGCCGAGCAGCATGGCGCCAAGGTCGTCCGCGCAGGCGACGGCACCGAGGTCTACATGACCGAGTCGAACGGCCCGGTGAACGCGTTCGGCGCGCACGTCAACCTGGACGAGCCGGCAGACGCCGGCGACAACCGCCCGGCGCCCGGCGACGTGGCTACGGAGGCGAGTACCGCTCAGGTGCCGGCTACCGATCCGCCGGAGGCGGACGCGAAGGACGACAAGCCCGACGACACCGACGAGCAATCCTCGGACAAGATCGAGACCGAGGATGTCCCCCGGCCGCGCCCGAGCGTTCGGCGCGGCAAGTAGTGACTACCGGGGGAGCGGGCACCTTTGGCCGGGCACTGTTCGCTCCCCCGGCCCGGCCATCAGCCCGGCCTGGAGCGAGTGACTGATGACCAAGCTTGACACCGTGATCCCCGGCTTCGTGGACGGGCAGACCTGGGCCGCGTGCTTCGGGCTGTCCTGGACCGACCTGCTCATGCACGACAACGTCACCTCGCAGCGGATCATCCGGCCAGGCGGCCAGTACCTGCGCAAGGTAGCGGGGACGATGGGTGTCGCCGCCGGCCGGAACGAGATCTGTCGCGCCTTCCTGGCCTCCGATGCCACCTGGCTGTGGATGGTGGATACGGACATGGGGTTTGCGCCCGACGTGGTGGATCGCATGGTCAAGAGCGCGCTCGCCAATCGTGTGAAGGTGCTGGGCGCGCTGTGTTTCGCGCAGAAGCAGGATCCCGACCTGGCCCAGGGCCAGCTGTACGCGAACCGGTACCGCATCCAACCCACGATGTACCAGTACACCGAGGTTGCGGAAACCGGCGAGAAAGGGTTCCGCAGTATCACGAAGTATCAGCGGGACACCTTCCAGGAGGTGGGCGCTACCGGCGCGGCGTGCGTCCTGATCCACCGCAAGGTGCTGGAGACCGTGGGCCCGGATCCGTTCGACCCGATCAAGGTATCCGGTGCCGGCGGCAACGGTACCGACCGGTCGTTCAGCGAGGATCTGTCGTTCTGCATCCGGGCATCCGCGGCGGAGTTCGCCATCGGTGTGGACACCTCGATCAAGACGACCCATCACAAGGGCGGGATCTTCCTGGATGAGACGACGTTCGCGATGCAGCAGGAGACGCTCATCCGGGCCAAGGGACACGCGATCGCCGAACAGGCTGAAGTGGCGGTAAACGCATGACGGCTACCGGCATCACTGGCGCGCCGCCGACCGATATCTCGGACGTCACCGGCCTACAGGCCGCACTGGACGCCAAGCTGGACGAAACCGCCCCGGTGGTCACGGACTCCACGCTGACCGTCAACCGGACAGCCGGCGGAGCCGCGCGGTGGCGGTCTACCGGCGGCGCGCTGGACATCGACGTCGTGGGCGACGTCATTGAATCGTCCTGGGCGAATCAGGACTTCAGCGGAACGCAGACCGGCCTGCGCCGGATGCGCGCGGCGAGCGGCAACACGCTGGTAGGCCTGACGGAGTTCGGCTCCACCGCATACGCGGCCGAGCAGTCAATCGACGCAACTACCGGCGTAGCGCACTTGGGCGCGAAGAACAGCGCGGTCAACATCGGCATCTCTGGCTTCGTGGATGTGGACGGTCCGCCGGTCAGCGGCACGTGGGCACTGAACGATCTGGTGATCACCCGGACCGGGGCGTTCAGGTGTTCGGTGGCTGGCACGCCCGGCACCTGGGTGGGCAACTCCAGCGGGCTGAGCCTGGCCGAACTGACTGCCTCGCCCACGCCGGTAGCCGATCAGATCCAGATGTACGCGCTCGACCTGCAAACCAACTCCGTGCCCCGGATGATGCTGCCGGAGGGCATCGAGATCGACCCCATTCGGGACACCGTGTTCGTGGTGCGCAACGCCAGCGGCTCCAGCATCACCAAGGGGACCGTGGTCTATGCGACCGGTATCCACCCCGGCGCCGGCATCATCCCCACGGTGGGGCCCGCCCAGGCCAATGCACTGGCTACGGCCGGAGTGGTCGGCGTGATGGTGGAGACGGTGGCGAATGCCGCCTACGGCCGCCTCATGGTGCAGGGCAGGATCGACAACCTGAACACGGCGGCGTTGACGTCCGGTGCGCCGATCTACCTATCCCCCTCCGTGGCCGGCGCCATGACCACTACGGCCCCGTCGCACCCGGACTACAAGGTGCCCGTGGGTGTGGTGCTCAGGTCCAACGCGTCAGACGGCGCGGTCGCGGTCAACCTGAGTGCCCTTCAGGGCGACCTGGCCGGTACGGCGCAGAACACGTTTGCCATCGGGTCGAACACGTCCGGTACCAAGGTGGTTCAGTTCAAGAACGGTTTCACCGGTGCGCTCCAGGCCACGCCGACCGCGGCCAGGACGTGGACGCTGCCGGACGCCACGGGGACGATCGCAGTCAATGAACTGTCCCCGATCTACGCTCCGTCCGATCACGGCCTGAACGCCTGGGCGTTCGATCCGAGCTCGGGAGCGTTCGGCGCCACTGCGCTGACCACGAACGGCCTTGTCCGCGTGGCGCGCATCCGGGTGCTGGGTTCCACGCTGACCAACATCCATTTTCACCTGACGGTGGGCGGTTCGGTCCTCACCTCTGGCCAGTGTTTCGCCGCGGTCTACACCGATGCCGGAGCACTGCTCGGAGCGGGTGCGGTCACGGCCAGTCTGCACGCTACGGGTTCCAACGGGTGGGGAGACGGCGGGTTCAAGACGCACCCGTTGTCCGTCGCTCAGTCAGTCACGCCAGGGACGTTCTACCGCATCGCCTGGTGGTACAACGGCACGACCGGGCCCACGATGACGCGAGGTAGCGCCAATGGCTCAGCGATCATCAATGCCAACCTGTCCGCCTCCACGGCGCGATACGCGACGGCCAACACGACCATCACGACGACCGCGCCGCCGAACCTGACTGGGCTCGCCGGGGACACGACCGCTTGGTGGGTGGCTACGTCATGACCTATAGCACGGGGACTACTGCGAGCCTGACGGTGGAGTGGCGCGCCTATGACGGTGGGCCGTTCGTAGACGTCACGGACGTGGAGATCACCATCACGGCCATGGTCGGTGGAGCGGTGGCCATTGGTCCCACCGCTACGGGAGTGACCAATCCCGCCACAGGCATCAATGGCTACGCCTGGGCGATCCCCGCGGACCTCGCGCAGGGCGATTACCTGGTGTCCTGGTCCGGGACAGACCCGAGCCTGGACACGGTGGTGGCCACGGAGTTGGTCACTGTCCTGGCCGAGGTGGCGATCGGGGACGCGTACGCGTCCTTGTCCAAGCTGAAAGCCAGGCTGGGCATCGCGGACAGTAACACGGCCAAGGATTCTGAACTTCAGGATCGCCTGGACAGTGCCACGGTGGACATCATCCGTTGGTGTGGTCGCCAGTTCGGGCGTGACGAGGAGGCCAGCGAGCGCCGGTTCTACCCCGGCCCGACCGGCGTGGATGTGGATGACTTCTGGACGTCCGACGACCTGGCTGTCGTCCCGTACGCGTACGCCGGTGCCACTGCGGGCACGGCCTGGACAGTGTCCGGGCTGACGCTGGAGCCGCTGAACGGAATCCAGGACGGGCTTGCAGGTTGGCCATACCGGCGGTTGGTGTACGGCTACGCCATGGGACCGCAGTACGCCTGCGGACAGGTGGCTGTCACCGCCCGATGGGGCTGGGCCAGTGTCCCGAAGAACGTCGAGACTGCCTGCCTCCTGCTGGCAGCGATGGACAATAAGGCCGGCGATGCCCCGTTCGGCATCGTGAGCTTCGGGGACTACGCCGCGCGCATCCGGTCAAACCCGATGGCCGAGGAGAAGCTGCGTGCGTACGTCAAAGACCCGGTGAAGGTGGGGTGACCCGTGTCTGCTGACTATGACCTGAACGCCATTGCGGACGCCCTGGCCGCGGTGTGGAACGGCCTGGACACTGGCCTGACACTGAACAGCCAGGCGTTGACACTGACCGCTCACTCGGAAGTGATCGGGACGGTTGAGGTGCCGGCGCTTGTCCTGGAGCTGGACGACATCGACTGGGATCAGACGATGGGCGCCGGCATGGATCAGGTCATCTTTCTGGCCACTGTCCTGATCGAAGGGCAGGACCTGGTTACTGGCCAGCGGCAACTGAGATCGTTCCTTGGTCGGGACGGTGGCATGGGTAAGATCAAAGCGGCGCTGGTGGCGAATCAGACCCTGGGAGGCCTCGTGTCCTACGCACATATGGCCACTCCGCGACGATTCGGACAGATCGACTACGCAGGCTCCACCTACCTGGGTGTTGAGATTCCTATCGAGGTGGTGTCCAAGTGAGCTTCCTGCCTGGCTACGCGTCCAAGATCTACGTAAACGAGAAGGCGGTCTGCGCCACCGTCAGCGCATGGTCGGCGCAGCATCAGCGCGCGGTCAGCGAAGTGACTGCGATGTGCCAGACGTCCGGCACCGGCGCTGCATCATACGTACCCGGACTGATGTCCGGGACACTGACCATGTCCGGACCGCAGGACTCCGTGGGGCAGAACCTGCATGGCGAGATTGCGGGTGCCATCGGTTCGGACAACGCTCTCCAGGTGACGCTCCTGCCGGACGGGGACACCATCGGCAAGTGGGCCATCTTCGGAGTATTCGACCCCACCGAGTGGGCCAACGATGCGAGCGTGGCGGACGCGGTGGGGTTCACGCTCTCCGCCGCGGCGGATCAGTCCATCGATCAGGGATTTGTCATCCACGGACACGGCGCCGAGACGGCAGACGTGAACGGCACTGCCGTGGACCGCGTCCTGCCGATCAGCAGCACGGGCGGGATGTTTGCAGTTCTGCATGTAACCGCGTATTCAGGGCTGACGTCAGCCGCGCTGAAGATCCAGCACAGCACGGACAACTCCGTGTGGGCTGATCTGGTGGCATTCACCTCCGTGACCGCGGTGGGCAATCAGACCGCCACGGTGGCGGCCGGCACGACGATCAATCGCTACCTCCGAGTGGTCACGGACGTGACCGGCACGGGCAGTATCACGTTCCTGGCCGCGGCTGGCCCCAGGTAGAGAGGCACCATTGTGAGTTTCAACCACGGAAAAGACGCGGTCATCAGCCTGGACGACTCGTCCGGCACGCTGCGCGCGATCAAGGCGTACCTCAACTCCGTCACCGGCCTGCCGGGCGCCCGGAACTACTCCGAGGTGACTGCCTTCGGCGATGCCGGTCAGAAGCAGATCCCCGGCCTCGCGGTGAATAACTTCAGCATCGCAGGGCACGCGGACTTCGCCAGCGCGACCGCCATCGGCCAGCTTCTCAACGGGCTGCGGACCACCACCGCAACGTCCTCGTTCGAGTACGGCCCGGAGGGCGGTACCACGGGTGACGTGAAGTACTCGGGCGAGTGCTGGATGACGGACTACGAGGTCGGCGCCCAGGTGGCGGACAAGGTGTCCATCTCTGCCAGCTTCGCAGTGGACGGCATCGTCACCGTCGGCACGTACGCGTAGCCAGTGGCCCTGGACGTCAGCATCGAGGGCGCGGCGGAGTTCCGCCGCGTAGCCCAGCAGATGCGCGCCCAGGGCCGGCGCGACCTGTCCAGGCAGATGGGTGACGCCCTGGCCCGTGCCGGCCGCCCGGTACAGGACGCCATCGACCGCGAGGCCATCGCGTCCATGCCGTCCGGCTATCGGTCCGCCCTGTCCGCCAGTCTGGAGCACAGGCAGGGCAGGCGCACGGGAAGCCAGCAAGCCAGGCTGCTGCTGCGGACGCTCGCCCAGGGCCAGGTGAAGCGGCGCGACCTCCCCGCGCTGAACAAGGGCATTCTGCGTCACCCGCCATGGGGACGCCGCGGACGGACCTGGTACGTGACGTCAGTCCGTCCAGGCTTCCACGATCGCGGCGCGGCGCATGCCATGGATGAAGTGCGGCCTGAACTGCGGAAAGTCGTGCGAGAATTCGCACAGAAGTTGATCGAGTGAGAGCGAGCACCTCATGGCCCGGAACTTCCTGAAGCCGCTGCGCTTCCGGTTCGAGCATCCCGACGACGTCGCGATCTACGGCGACAGCTGGCACGTCTACGACGAAGCAGCGATTGCTGACCTGCCTGGACGGCAGTTGATCGCGCTGGAGACGCAGATCGGTACGCCGATCGCCACGGTGATGGAAGGCGTCCGGGTATCCAGCTCGTTCGGTGACCTGGCGGCTACGTGGGTCGCTCTGAAGATGGCCGATCACCCGAAGTGTCCGCCGTTCGCAGAGTTCAACGTGCACACGATGCTTACCGACTGGGAAGCGGCGCCTGAGGACGAGGTGGAGGCGGGAAAAGACTCCGACGACCCGACATCACCGACGACGGATTCGGACGATTCGCAGACCTCGGAAGTGGTGGCGCTGCCTACCTGATCCGCAAGGTGGAGCCCCTGTTCACCGTTCGCCTGGGGATCCCGCCACACCATCTGGCCCACATGTCAGTCCTTCAGATAGCCGATCACCTGGACTACTGGAACGCGATGCAGGAAGGGGGCTGACGTGGCGGACAAGAGCGAACTGATTGTCGATCTGCTGGCCCGCAACAAGATGGGGCCCGGCACTGCGGCAGCTGCGCGCGATCTGGACAAGGTGGGCGACGCAGCGGAGGGCGCGGCCAAGGACACTGACAAGCTGTCCCGCGCGTCCGTGGTGGCCGGCCACGAGACGGACAAGCTGGGTAAGAACGCGGACGACACCAGCGGAGATCTCGCCCAGCTGGCCGCGGAGATCAAGCTTGCCGAACGGGAGCTGCAAGGGCTCGCGCGCGCGTTCGCCAGGGCGGACAACGCCGCGGACCGTTTGGACATCAGTAAGGGGATCCGCCGCGGCCTGAACGACATTCGGCGGCTGAAGACGTCCAAGGGGATCCTGGAAGGCATCCTGCCGGATCCCGACCAGGCCGGCAAAGGGTTCATGTCCAAGCTGGGCAAGGCCCTGTCCGCGGGCGGCGACTCGATCGCATCCTTGGCAGGCAACAACGTCGGACTCACCATCGGTGCGGCGATCGGCGCTGCCGCCGCTCCGATGATCCTGACCGCCATCGGGTCTGCCCTGTCGGCCGGCGCCGGGGCCGGAGTCCTGGGTGTGGGCATCGCCGCCGCGGTCGCCAAGGATGACCAGATCAAACAGGCCGGCGCGGCTCTTGGTTCCAGCTTCGTGGACAGCTTCGCGAAGAGCGCGAACAAGGCATTCAAGGGCCCGATCATGGAGTCCCTGGGGATCCTGGAAGCGTCCGGCGGCCGCATTGCCAAGAGCTGGGAAGGCGCCTTCTCCAGCTTGTCCGGCACGGTCGTTCCACTGGTCAAGGATGTTGTCTCCGGCGTCGAGACGCTGAATGCGGCACTGATCGGCGTGGCCAGCAAGAGCGGACCAGCCCTGGACGGTCTGGGGGATTCGTTCCTGCTGCTGTCCGATGGCGTGGCCAAGGCCATGACGGCGCTGTCCGATGGAAGTTCGGAGGCAGCCGGAAGCCTGGTACTGCTGTCCGGCGCCACCGCAGACCTCCTGAAGATCAGCGCGAACACGCTCGGGGTGTTCGCGGAGCTGAGCAACAGTGCATGGATCACCGGCCCGTTACTGCCATTGCTGAAGAAGCACTACCGCGACGCTGCGGACGCAGCCAAGAGTGTGGAGACCAGCCAGCGCGGCATGGTCGGCCCGCTGAACGATGCGGAGAAGGCGGCGCGCGGACAGATGGACGCGTTCGCCGGGCTGAACACGGAGCTGAAGAAGCAGGCCGATCCGGTGTTCGCCCTGATCGATGCCCAGGGGAAGCTGAAGGATGCGCAGAAGGCGAGCGCGGACGCCACGAAGAAGCACGGCGAGAAGTCCAAGGAAGCCCGCGAGGCCAACCGCAACCTGGCCAAGGCCGCACTGGAACTTCAGGGGGCCGTGGGTGCGCTGGGTAAGGATTTTGATGGCAAGCTCAC